TGCTTTGACTGCTCCTAATGGATTTGACCTTGTAGTCTGTGAAGATTTTCCATTATTTCCGCCCATCAAAGAAAACGAGAGCTTATTCACTTCTCGCGCCTGATCTAGTGGATGGAGTTTGGAAATACGTTCGAGTTCAGCCCGATTTTTACCTAAACGATAAGCAACATCTGCCGGATTATCGACTAGCAACAGTGCATCCCGCACATGTGGTGTAAATGGCATATCATCGCCTCTTACAACGTCGTCGAAATCATCGTACTTATCAGAAGCTCTATCAAATTCATCGTTTAGACGATGATATTGCTTTTGAACGTGTGCATGACGTTCAGCTTCTTTAATTTGCCTTTCCTCGTTGTCCTTGTGACTTAAGGCATAGTGTACGGCCCGTTGAATTTTTTCCTCTTCTGTCATTCCAGGCGGCATTGGCTGCCCTTGTGATGGATAAGGATTGACGTCATTGGAATATTGGTGATTAGCGTTATCACGCTCAAGATGAGACTGCATCATGGCCATTTGCTCTTTCATGTGACGCATTTCGCGCTCATGCTTTTTGGCCTGCTGACCTAATCGTTTTTTTATTCGATAAGGGTCATCTTTGTCGGTACCGCCCTCTCCTGACTCCATAACTGTTTGTTCTTCAGTATGGCCAGGCTCTTCACCATCATCCGAAACGCCTTCACGAGCAATCGTTTCGTTTTCAGTTAAATCGTCTTTATCTTCCATAATTTCATTCTCCATTTCGACACATTTCATATGTGCCCAAGACTCTACGGCTGGTCTGATGCCCTGGAATTTAGAATTCCGTACGCGTTATTTTATAGAGGCTCTATAGGTTGTCAACCCCATATATGGGGGCTATAATATTATTTTGGAGGGATTATGCTAAGAAAATTTGATAGTCATGAGATATTTAATGCCAGCGAACAAGCTGGATTTACTAGAAAAGAATCTGAGTTCTTAGTTGAGCTTGCAGAGATTCAAATTCAATATGTAACAGAATCAATTGTATCTAATCTTGCGACGAAAAATGACCTTGAAAAATTAGAATCAGGTTTAAAATCAGATATTGAAAGATTAGAATTAGATTTAAAATCAGACATCAAAGAAGTAAAAATAGAAAACAAAGCTCTTAATGGAAAGCTCAGTTTTATTATTACCCTGATTTCATTATTAGGCGGATTATCTATATTATTTGGTAGTGGACTGCCTACATTGCTTCATATCTTTGGAAAATAATATGGATGATGATTTTTTTAAATACTTCATGGCGGTTATTCTAACAATATCTTTAATCCATATATCTTTTGCTGCAACATCAATTGATACTCATGTAAAAAAAATATCCAAAAATCTAGAAAGTTGCGCAGGAAAATAAATGCCTAAATATACACATGAGCAATTAAAGCAAATTGCTTTAAGCCGTTCTGGAGTCAAAAAAGAGTATGAAAAGTTTGATGCAGACTATATTTTTGTGCTCATAGATTTTGAAAAGCCATCAATTACTTTTAAAGCAAGAATACGAGATCCTGAGCTCAAAAAAATGCTTGAGAAAGAATACAAGAAACTTGAAAAGAGGTTAAAGAAAGCTTATGGAATGGATTAGTGTTAATAAATATATGCCGCCTCAACTTAAATGTGATGAGTGGCTAATAGTTCGTACAGTGGGTGATGATCGAGATATTTTTATCCACATGGGAAGATTCGATTATGAGCTTTGTAGATGGTATCTTAAGTGGGATCCAACTGGCTATAAATCTTTAGTAGCAACTCATTGGTGTTATCCTGATGATGTTCAGGACGAATCCTTAACAGAGGATGATGCTATCGAAGAGTTCGAGGCACTAAAAAAACAAAAAAAATGGATAAAAGTTAATGCAAATGGGGTTTATATAAGGCGCTTATAAATCAGACTACAAAGGGAACACAAAAGTGACACAAAGGGATTACAATTGGTAATCAATTAGTAATCAATTGAGGGATTGGAATAAAAAAATGAAAGAATTATACGCTAAATTAATATTCTGGGGCTTTTTTATGTTTGTTTGGTCAATTTTTTTAGACTCTACGATTAATAGATATCTTGATCATGTATATCCAAAAATTGAAACCACCTGTATTAAGCATAATCCCTAGGCGGCTTCATCTCACGATGCCTCATCTCTTTATCATGCTCTCTTTGTCTTTCATTATGGTGCATATCAGTCATAATCTTAGCCAATTTCGCAGCATAATCCATCTCCGCCTTATTGGCATCAAGGCCATGAGCTAGTCGAGTCTTCTCAATATTCGCCTGATGATTATAGACATCTAGTTTAGCATCAAGCTGTAACTTCTGAGCATCCATCATGATTTTAGCTTTCTCTAATTCGAGCTCTTGCATCTTAATTTCAGTTTGTTTTTGGTCATTTTCAACCTTAGCCATTTTATTTTTCATTTCCATTTGCATCATCATGGCTTGAGGGTTTGGCTGTTGAGGTGGCGGCGGCTTTCCTTCTTCTTTCGCTAAAATTTCAGGAGGAACTAGGTTTTTAAGCCTATCTTTAATCGTTGGCATTTGCTGTAAATCAAGCTGTGATGCCCACAAATCAGCAATCAATGGGAAGACTTGAGGGTTCTTAGAGATTGTTTCACTAAAGAACTCTAATGCTTCACTCTTTTGCACAGCAAACGAAGGCCCTGTATCGATTTCAATATCATAATCGCCAGGCGCTAACGTATTTTCAACGCCATTTTTAGTCTGTTGATTTAGAATGATTGATTCTGTTCTGCCATCAGGCTTAGAGACAATCATATGACGCTCTCTTTCACCTGCAACTACTGGCAGCAAATCTAAAACAACACGACCGCCCTGCTCTATCGCCTGGTTGAGATTATCAAAATACACATAAGCCGACATTGAGCCCTCAAGCTTACGTTCACGACGTGCTTTGCCTGAAATATCGCGGCCTTGAAGTGCTTCAGTTTCTGAAAAGCCCAGTATTTCTTTGATATCTTGCGTACCACGTTGATAGTGAAGCAACAAGGACTGTGAAAGTTCCCAGGGTGACATTTTCTGAGGCAAAGCACCTGTTTTGGGGTCTGGACGTGCGATTAAAATACCATTTTGAAGCTCAGGATTACGCCACATTTGCTCATAGCCTAGAATATTATCAGGCGTTCCTATCCACTGCTCACGGCGTCTGTTTTTGATTTCTGCGGCCACTTCTGAGCCCACATAGTTAATGAAACGCTGCGCATCTTTAGCTTCGTGAATAAAGGATCTCGTATATTGCATGCCCTGAATAAAGTTAGAGTCACCATCCACAAATATAATCGGCAGATATTTAGATGGCCAATCTGTAAATTCAATGATTTGGTTTTGTGTCATTAAATATTGCCGAATCTTAAAGTCCTTGCTCTTTCTCTCACCCACAATTTTAGGGATGTCTTGTCTGATGATGTCTCCAACCGCTTGTGCGCTATCGGCAACCTCATGGAGTTTCTTAATATCTGGCTGCATGTCATCCCATTCATCCTCGGTGACTGTCATGCCATTGGATAGAAGATATAATTTGACCGGAAACCATTCTTTGCGGCTATATTTACACACAACAATTGTATTTCTTGTCTCCCACTGAAAGTCAAGTAATGACCTAGGATCTGAATAGGAAACAGGGTTTACCACCCAAGGATAAGTTGCGAAGAATTCTTCTTTGGTGTAAACATATTGTCTAGCACAAAAATTCCCATCGCCTTTATGAGGCTTCATTGCAGTTGGATCAAAGGACGTGCGCGTTGCATCAGGGACGATATTAAAACGTATCACCTGGTCAAAAGACCGTGCATTTTCATACTCTAAGTCTATCTCAAATGCACCCCAACCCATCAGGAGGGCTTGCTTAAATGCTGTCTGATAAACTAAATCGTTTTGGCTTTGGTAAGATATTGTGCGCACTAAATCAGCACGGAGATCTATTTCTTTTTGTGTTGCTTTGCCTGTTAGTGAGCGCACTATTAGGTCTGGCTTGTTTTTACGCTGCTCTCCCACTACCTTTTTTGTCGTATCGTACAGTTTATTAAAGGTCATGGCGGGCTTGAATAGTCGGTTGAACTCTGAGCGCTCAACAGCTGTCCATTGATCGCGCAAAACAAAGTTCATGTCATCCTTACCGCGGGTACTATTTTCATTGAAATAGCCTTCCCAGATGAGTAAGTCATCCCTTGCTTTTCTTAAAACTTCTGATGAATCAATACCAGCTTCTTCTAGCCGTTGACTTAAGTTGTCATTCATTTCATCAACTTCGTCAACCGACATCTGCTCAGCGATAATTTCCATATTTTGTCATCCCTTCCGTAGGATATAAAAAAGCGAGTCTGTCGCTTGGGACGCAAACCCGCTTTTATTTTACTGAAATTTTAAGCACTAACCTCACTACTTGAAGATTTTTTGTCAAAGTCAAACTTTTCCCAATCTTGTGACTCAAGATCTTCAACAGAGAAAATATAGTTACCTGCATTAGGATTTGGATGTAGCATAATCTTCCAAATATGTTTCATACCATCTAAAAATGCAAGATAGCCTTCCTCAAGCTTCCATGCCTCACGACAAACATATTCACCCGCTTTGAGCAATGCTAATGCTTCTTGAAACGTCATGCTAAAACTCCTTGTAAATGTTAAGGTAGAACCGTTAATTGGCATGAACCGTTTGTGAAAACAGGCTTATACCATTGCGTACCATCAGACCCAACGGCTCCAATGATGTCTGTAGGCAATACGCTAAATCCTTGGCTTCTAATATAAGAATCCAAATAACCAGCCGCTGAAATCACAGCCAATGTGTCATTTGGAGCATAAAGATGGCCAAAACGCGGGACAATATTGTTTTGACCTGGAAAATTAATTGTAAACTGACTGACTGACATATCACATCTCCTTGTGTTAAAAAATCCGTTTAGTTCCTGCCTTCTAATTCAAACTTGCCTAAGTTGATACCCCTTGAGTCGCTTGTAATGATCTGCGGTTTTCCTCTAAATTCCCGCGCTGTATATCCAGATCTATCTTCAACTGCCTGCTCAAATGCTGTAAGGCGCTTATGCTCATCACTAAAGACCAGCGGTGGTTTAATCATTACTTTCTCAATAGTTCCTTTAATCGAAACTCTTTCTTTAATCTCATCTTGCAAATACCAAACAGCCTTTCGTAAGTCTTCCACGCTTTTGCCTTTCAAGTCACAGCGCCAGATATATTTGATTGCATTGCCTAGATTATACTGCATATGGCGCACAACTTGAATACATTCAATAGGTTCTTTGCATTTATCGCAAACTGCGCCCAAAGTTGTGTAATGCTTAGGGTGATTGACTGGGTCGTGTTCCATCTATAGAGCTCCTTTCCATTATAAACGGTTGATTATTTGCAAACATCG